TCAACCCTTTGTATTTACTGGCTTTTTAAGGGATGCGACGTGATCGATGATGCGCCCGGCCAGGTCGGCCTGGCAGATCGCCTCGATCCCTTCCAGCCCGGGCGTGGAGTTGACCTCCAGCACCAGCGGGCCGCGACTGGAGCGGATCAGGTCCACACCGGCCACGCCCAGGCCCAGCGCCTTGGCCGAGCGCACCGCGACCAGCTGCTCGGCCCGGCTGGCCTTGGCGGCCCGGGCACTGCCGCCGGCATGCAGGTTGGAGCGGAAATCGCCCTCCGGGGCCTGCCGCTGCATCGCCCCGACCACCTGATCGCCCACCACCAGGCAACGCAGGTCGGCACCCTGCGCCTCGCCGATGAACTCCTGCATGAGGAAGTTGGCATACAGCCCGCGCAGCGCCTCCACGATGCCGCGCGAGGCGCTGGCCTTCTCGGTCAGGATCACGCCGCGGCCCTGGGTGCCTTCGTTGAGCTTCACCACGTGTGGCGGCGGGCCCAGCATGGAGAGCAGATCGACGGTGTCGTCCGGGTTGTCACCGAACACCGTGACCGGCATGTCGATGCCCTTGGAGGCCAGGATCTGGTGGGCACGCAGCTTGTCGCGGGCGCGCAGGATCGCATCGGAGGGATTGGGCGTACGCGCGCCCATCATCTCGAACTGGCGCAGCACGGCCGTCCCGTAGCGAGTGACCGAGGCACCGATGCGCGGGATCACCGCGTCCACCCCGGTGATCGGCCGCCCCTTGTAATGCATGGTGAAGCCATCCGCGGCGATGCGCATGTAACAGCGCAGCGGATCGAGGATGCGTACGGTATGGCCGCGCGCACGTGCGGCCTCCACCAGGCGACGCGTGGAGTACAGCTTGCTGTTGCGGGAGAGGATGGCGAGTTTCATCGCGGCGCAGGGGCTGGAAAGCGCGAAGCATAGCGTGTGGCACGTGTGGCTGAGGTGTCAGTCCCCGCCGAAGTGGATGTACGGCGGGACCCGGCCACGCTGGTGCCAGCATGGCCTGACAGGTCCGAGCCTGATCATCGCGGGTGCGGCACTGCAAGATTGAAAGGGCACCACACTGTCTGTAGCGTCAGTTGCGCCCATGGAGGGCGATCAACGGAGACATGGCATGAAGATTGGACTCAGGCTGTCTGTTGCTATTGCGGCTGTCGCGCTCACGCTGGGCATTGGCTCTGCCACTGCTCAATCGACGCCCTGTGATGCTTGTTACATCGCTTATCAAGCGTGCATGGCCAAACCAACGGGCCAAGTTCTGTGCTACGGCGCACTCTCACGGTGTTTGAAAAATTCCACCGGATGCAATCCACCCAATTGACCCCACCTGTTGCCGGCGCTCGATGTCGTGCGCTTGCAGCGTTGGGGGTTGGATAGCGTGACGTCCTGAAGTGACGGAACGCCGGTCTCCACGAAAGCCCAGTGGATTATGGAGCGGGTGAAGGGAATCGAACCCTCGTCAGTAGCTTGGGAAGCTCCCAACTAATCCTTTCTAATCAACCGGATATGGATCATTTACGCTCCGCAATCGCCGGCGCAGCAGGATCATTTTTGCCCGTGATTTTAGGTTGCTCAGTAGAATTGCGGAGCGGGGAATCGTCGTTCGCCCACGCTGGCGTGAGCAGCACGGCCCAGAAGATTACGACGGCCGCGCAGGACAACAAGGCGGAGAGCCCGCTCAACATCAGGAGGCGCAGTACTTTCCTGCCAACGGGGGCACGACCGCCAGTGAAATGCCGGATCGGCCAAGGCTTAGCTCTATCCGCGGCAGCCAAGAAGGCTGACACGGATGGGAGGGCTTCTTCAGCGGCGGTAGCCTCACGCCGGATGCGCCTGGCCTCGTCGGCCGCGCCGGACATCGTGCATATCAGGCTTCCGAGAAATTTTGACGATAGGACCAAGAGCAACGCAGCAGCAAGCCACGGCATGGCCGATTTGATCGCAGCCATCGAGATCAGCCCGGTCAACCGCTCAAGGTTTGCTGCAGCAAGGCCCAGTGCGGCGGCCGTGCCGGCGGTGAACCAGGTCACGAAGACATCAAGGGAACGGAAGCCCTTGTCGGCCGCTGCAATGAAAACCTCACCGACATGCTGATCCGCGACCGCTTCTTCCCAGATGCGAGCCTGCTGTTGGATCTACTCGTTCATGCCCACCCGCCCCCGATGATCTGCCCCCTATGTAGAGGGCACGATCCCCTCGAGGGCACTACCATGTCAAGGTCGAGGAAGATCAGTAGAAACAACGACTAAGCCGATCACCCGCGATCATTGGCCGCCTACGGAAATCAATGGCTTGCCCGTGGCCTGGGGTCAGTTTGGGGTCAGCCCATCAGGCGGCCTGGTCGTCGTCCAAGGGCTGCAGCCGGTTGGCGATACCGTCGAACCGCGCGGCCTCGACGCGGAGCCGGTCAGCGCCGCGCCGGCGCGTCGCCCTCGCCCGCCAGTCACCGCTGCGAATGCTATCCAAATCGTCGGCCTGCTGCCATAGCGAAGCCGCCCTCGCGCGCGCCCAGCGCGCCTTGCAGATGCTCTTCTGATCCATGGCCCATGGTCCCCGGCGACGGTCGCACGCGCCGATACGGAGGCAACGCCGGCTGACTGCCTACCAGGCCCGGTTCTTCCTCGCGGCCGCACGGGCCACTTCGCGCTGGTCGATCTCCAGGCGAAGCCGCTGCTGATGCCTGACCGCCCACAGCTCCGACCCGATCACGCCCTGCTCGTAGCTGGTGCAGTCCCGGCGCCCCCGGTACTGGTCGTCCAGATGACGGTCCACCTCGACCCACCAGACGTGATTGTCCACGCGCTTCTGCAGGCGCAGTACCTCCGTGGCGCCGCAGTAGAGCGCATCCGGGAGTTCATCAGGGCGGCTGGCGACCGAGCGCCAGCGGAAGTCGGGAGGAAGCATGGGCGCAGGATACGCCCGGGCGTCTCAGGGATTGCGATTCAGCGCGCCCACCTTCAGGCGAGGTGCCCTGCCATCAGTGCGCCAAGCTTTTCCACGTTCTCAACTGACGCTCTGCCCAGATTCTGTGCAAACTGCCGGATCACGAGAACGTACGAGTCTTCCAACACCTCGGCCTCGGACTTGCTGGCGTTGACAACGAACTTGGACCGCTCGCTCATATCCAGAAATATCTGGCGGCACAGCGCAAGGTTTTCTTCATTCTCGAAGTGGTTGGGCCGGTCACCACGCGCTCTGATGCGATCCAAGCCTATTGCGGGCTCCACATCCAACAACAGCATCAAATGCGGACGGGGAGCAAAGGCATTGGCCGCAGCTAGCTCGTCCACCGAAACGCCAGCAGCCCCCTGATACGCCACCATGGACGGGAAGTAGCGATCGAGAATCACGACCTCCCCCCGGCGCAGAGCTGGCTCGATGAATTGCTGAACATGCTCCCGTCTGTCGGCAAGAAGGTACTTCACCTCTTCCTCGGGACTCAGACGGCCTGAAGACGCCGACTCTCGCAGCTTCATGCCCCAAGGCCCGTTGGTGGGCTCCTTGCCAGTGGACACGGTTACGCCGGCTGCCGTGAGCCGTTCGGTGAGACCTTTGGCCAAGGTCGATTTGCCGGCGCCATCGATTCCCTCGATGGCAACCAGCAAGCCACCTGGGATGGTGATGCTCGTCATGCGGGGTAGTGTATCCAATTGCCCCGGCACCGCCAGAGGGGGGCGGGATGCTACCCCGGTTGGGGTCTACAGGACAGTCTTGACAGCTGGTGCCGGCGGGCCGCTGCTCAGGCGCCCCATCACCCGGGCTGAGCTGCCTGCCGCTCCCGGATCCGGCATGCCAATCATCGACCGCGCCGCACCTTGGGACCATAGGCCAAGTGCGCGAAGAAGAGTCGGAACAGCCCTACGCCGCCAGGCGGTGCTCGTAGAACGGGTGCCGCTTGTCGTCGAAGATCGAGTAGAGCGCGCCCAGGTCGGCCGGGTCGGGGTTGAGCCAGGCGTCCACGTGCTCGGGCTTGATGTTGATGATCGTCCGGTCGTGACCCGCTGCAGCGACCTCGGGCTCCGGGTCATCGGTGATCGCCGCGAAGGACAGTAGATCGGGCTCCTTGCCCGCCGGATCCTTCCAGTGCGACCACAGGCAGGCCACCAGCATCGGATCGCCGGTGCGGGGGGTGAACTGGACTACCTGGTTGCCGCCGTCCGGCCCCTCGACGTTCTCGTAGAAGGTGTCCACCACCATGAGCGCGTGCGTGTAACCGAAGGCGGGCCGCCAGAAGCCCTCCAGACTGTCACGCCTCGCGTTGTAGGTGCCGGGGTAACGCTGGTCGTAGCTGGCCGGCTTCCCCGCCAGCCGACACTGGTAGCGCATCGGCTTCACCACTCGCTCGCCACCCTCGGACACGATGACGGTGCCATACACGCCTGGGAAGATGCGCGAGTCCCTTGCCACGTGGTCAGTGCGCCGGAGGTCGGCAAGCTTGCCTTGGGCCCGGGCGATCTTGTTGGTGGCCACCCGGACGTCGTTCTCGGCCTTCTTCGTGACCTTGGTCTGCAGCGCGCGCTCGGCGTTGACCAAGCGGGTCTTCTGGGTGAACAGCTCCTGCTCGAAGGCTGTTGCATCCATGCCGTTCCAGTCCTGAATCGCCGCCCAGACCGAGCGCTCGGCAGGGGTCTTGCCCGCGGCGAACGCATCATCCATGGCCTTCGGGGTCTTCGGCCGCTTCTTGCCCGGGTCGTGGGCATACAGCGCCGCGAACTCGTCCAGGGACACAACCGCGCCGAACTCGCGCACGAGCTTGTGGTAATCGGCCTTGATCTGAGCGGAGTAGCACATGGGCGGATTACATCACGGGGGCCGCAAGGCGCCGTGAGCGACGAAATCTGCTCCCGCTTAACAAACGGACGGATATTATTCACTCCCGAGGCAATTCGGCCCCGTTTCCAACGAGATGGCCCATGCCCAACACTGGACAGTTCTACCTCCTGCGCGTCGATGGTCAAGCCGACGAGGCTGAAAGGCTACTCGAGATGACGGCCGTGGAGTGCAGCTGCCTCCCGTGCGGGTGGATATTCACTGCTTCGCCTGGGCAAGAGCTCACTTCCGTTGCCGGCGGAGCGGTGCTTGTCTGCCCGCACTGCGAGAATCGCCAAGCCGTCAGCCTCGCCAGATTCTCCGATTTTATCGCCCGCATCGGCGGTAGCTCTCCCGCAGATACCTCCGACGGCCATAGCCGGTGCCGCTAGCCGACGATAGCGCTAAACCGCCAGCCGTCTATCGGGCAAGCCAATTGAGACCGCTGAGGAAGAAACCCGTACAGCGTTGGCAATCACCGGACATTACATGTAATGTAAATGGCGCCTTAATGGAAGGCATAGCAAGGATTAGCTATGAAGCATGTGATTGCGAGAGCTGCAATATCTTGCCTGGTTGTCTTTGGCCTAATCAGTTTTTCGCCAGCCGCCGATGCGGCTCGAAAAGAATCCTTCAGCCAGATTTGGTTCGATAGCAGCGGAAACGTAATCGGGCAGCATGCGGAATTCTGTAACAACGTCCAGTACGAGGGCGGGAGCCAAAGTGGAGCGTTTTCGCTAGTCGTTCATGCAGGGTGTGGCGATCGCATCCGCGAATGCCACTGGGAAGGCATAGAGGATAGGCTGTACATATGCACCGGCTACTTTCTCAACTATGCACTGACAGCCTCAGTTACAGGAAATGCTGGAGGCCTGAGTGCTGGCGAAATCTGTGAAATGGTAAGCGCCTGTCTTGGATTTGAGGTTGAGCTAATGTACGGCTACGACTTCCCCCTTGTTCAGATCTACCCAATTCCGAAATGAGGACTGTTGAGGGCCAGCGTACAAACGCTGGCCCTCATATCATCCTATCCCGCAACGTCATAGGCGCAATCGTCAGTTCCGCCAAGAGCAGCCGCGTGCTGGCAGATATCCACGACCACATGGCGATGTGGCTGACGGCGGGCCAGGCCGATGAGTGGATGGCGGCCGAGCCCGATGCCGCGATGGCGATGCTGCTGGCCAACTATTCTCCGGTCGGGACGCGTATCGACCGACCGGAGGATAGACAGGCCGACTGAACACAAGGTCCAGCCGGCCGGCCACAATCGAGCTATTTAATCTTCTGACGGATGCAACGACCAGCGGCGCACGAGATGGCGCTGGTGTAACCACCACTTCCTTCATCGATCATCGTGGCGCCGAGCGATTCAAAGTAGTTCCCGAGTCGGTCGAGGTTGTCCGCGCCACCGTTGGTGGTCCAGGTGCCGTTCAACTGCTGGATGTTTTCAGGAACAAGCTGACCGGACGCAGTGCGAGCGGTGTCCTCTTGAGCATCTGCCGTAGTTTTCTGAACAGACAAATGGAAATCGATGTACGTTCCATCTTCCATTATCAACCGGAAGTTAACGTAAGTACCTTCCTTTAAACCGAGAGCGTTCGTGGCCATCTGTGCAAGATCCACAATTGCACTCAGCAAGTCTGTGCCGATGATGGAAGCAACGACATCAGTGTCGCCGAGCTTCGACTCGAGCTGTGCTTTAAGATTCGCATCCGACAGAACATCAGTCACCGATCTAGCCGCAGCCGCAGGAACGTTTAGCCTTCCAACCGGCACGTTATAGAGAGGCCGGAGACTGTTAGCCCCCTTGATATACACGGCTTGACCCTTCTGCACCTCAGCCTGCACATGAGCCTCCACAGGCTGCTGCTGGCCTCGGGGCGCTGCAGCAGCTGCCGCGCTGCTCTGAACGGATCGCGGAGTACCGCCGCCTCCACCGCCGCCATTGGAGCGAGGGATGTACCACTTCTGGACCGTGCCCGCAGGCAGGTTATAGACCCAGAATGTACCACCAGCATTGGTTACAGCTTCTTCCAGCATTGCGCGCTGTCGGAAATCCGAATCAGTTACGCAGGTGGGACAGTGCACGGGCTGAGCCGCAAAAGCAGGAGTTGCAACGGCCGCAGCCGCTAACGCTAGCATCGCACTAAAGAGCTTCACAATAGATCCTTTATTGGGAAATCGCCGATTTGCTCGGCGTTTTGATCCTAGCACCGTGAGGCAAGTGGCTGAGTTGCTGAATCTGCCGTCATATCGCGAGTGTGACCGCGTCCGCAGTTGGGTTTGTCATGACCTTTAACGGCGGCCGAGCCAGTGCTTGGGCAGCCGCGGATCCCGAAGACGCGCTGGCCATGCTGCTGGCCAGCGAGCCGCCGGCCATGGAGGCCTAGCGGGTCAGCAGGGCAGTCAACGCACCGCGGAACAACAGCGAGACGCTCCTTCATCCCAACGTCTAGAGCGGTATCGCACGCTACCCTAAGTACCGACGGCGTTTTAGGTGAGGACCACACCACCCAGGTCGACGGCCTGAAGGCCCGCCGGCAGCGAGGGTTCGATGGTGAGCTGGAAGTCGTTGAGCCGGACCGTGACCGTCGTGTAGTTTCCGGCCGAGTCTATCGCCGCGCAGGCGAACGCGGCCTGCTTTCCCGTAGGTGATGCCAAGTTGCAGAAGGCCTTGCCAGTCAGGGCGCTGGTGTTGAATCGGCCGGTCAACGCGACAACGCTACCAGGGCGGATCTTCAGCGAAGGCTGCGGTGTGCTCGCAGTCGCGCCGTTGATTCCGGAAAGGAGTCCTTCCATCGAAACCCTCACTGCACCGGATACTTTCCCTGACGCAACCGAAGCGAGCTGGCCGAACTGCTGTCCGATGACCATTGTGGCATTGGGATTTCTGACAGCCACGTTGTCCCACTGGCCGGACCCATAGCAATCGAACAGTCGGGTCCCAGTGATTGCGGCGTCAGTGATCGCAACATTCACCCCATCAATGATCCAGCTGTCGCTGATGGCGTCCATCCACACGGCTCGACCAGTTGAGATGTTGTCAGCAGAAATTCCAGATACCCGCCAGTCGACAGCATGACCACCTACGAATGCAGCGTGCTGGCAGCGATCTGCCTGAATCCCGCTTGCCGACACAGCGCTGACCGCAGGGTCCGAAGTGGTTCCGCCGCCTTGGAACCTGATTGGCGCCAACCCAAAGGCCTGAGATGTGTTTGAAATCCTGGCCGATGAGAACGAAAGGGTACTCGCATGGATGTAGACAGCCGAAGCTGTGGTGTTTGATTCACTCGCGCGGTGTTGCGTGTTGGAAATCTCAAATGCGCGAGCCGACGCGTCGCCAACGTCTGCTGCCGCTGAGGCTACGTCCGATTTCGGGTACACCAACGCGACTTTGCACTGATCGCCTGACGTGTTACTGATCGTCCCATTTCGTCCCTTCACAACCAGCCCATACTGGCTCTTGCCGCAGTAGTTTCGGTCCATCTGATTACGGGAAAATCCTTGCACCAGGATGCCGTGGCCGTTCTCCTCCGACTTGCCCATCGAAGCGACGTCCACAACCACAGCCTCTCGCCCGATCTGCCCAACCAGTGCATTGAGAACGAGGCCGTCCACCGCTCCCGTGTTGCCGCGCCCTGATCCATCGTCGACACCAAAACCCTGCGCACGCACTGCGTTGGCTCGCGCGGTCAAACCGCCGATGAGGACAGAGCCGCCTGCCAGCCGGCTGAGGTCGCCCCGCGGCTGGGGGCGGCCCGCACCTTCGATGATCAGGGTGTCGTAGTCAGGGAGAGTCAAGTTGCCGATCCGGTACTCACGACCCAGCATGCGGATGCGTCCACCCGTGGCAGCTGCCATTTTCAGGAACGCTGGGCCATCATTTACGTCAGGCAGGCCAAGCGCGCCATAATCCTCGACCGTCCTCAGGTCCATGAGCTTATCGATCAGCGGTCGCGCCGTCGCTCCATCGACAGTGAAGCCGACCATGCCTGCACCCGATGACGACGCCAGGGTCGACCGCGTGACGCCCTGAACAACCCTCCATTCAGACGGATCAAAAACAGCGCCGGTCACGAACGGCACTGCTTCCGCGCTCGCCGCGTAGGTGTCGCCGGCATAGTCAACGGTAAAACGCGACGAGGTGACCTGGAGCCCGGCGGCATAGGGAACCGGGGCGAGGTAACCAATCCCTTCAAGCACAAGGGCGGCATCATCCTTGATGGTTTCCATGGTGTCGTCCAGCGCCTGCAGAGCGCCTGCAATACTTACCCTGGGCTGGCCAAGTCGATCGATCCAGCTTGGCGCTGACCCATTTATGGCTGCATCAAGATTTTCTGCATTGTCATACAGATCCTTGGGTGCACTGGATGGCACCGCGTTCCGGGTGCTGAAGGTGGTCATGCAGTGGTTTCTCCGGTGAAGTGTTACGGCGCAGCCGCGTCGTCGTACTGGTAGAAGGCAGCGTCGTACTGCAGGGCGGTCAGCTCAACGGAGCCATCGTCGCCAGGCGTCAGCTCCGCGAGCACGGCGTCGTAGCCCATGCGCGTGCTGTCGCAGAAGATCAGCTCGGGCGGATCGATGCTTGGGTCATCCATGATCCAGGTCGAAAACGGATGCTCGCTGGGCAGTGCACTGAGCGCGATGCTGAGCCTGTGCTCATCAATCCGCGCGGGAAGGATGACGCCAGACAGCGAGCCGTCCTGGAAGCGGATCAGACACCGTGGCGCAGCCAGGCTCCAATCGAGATACTCACCCACCTCGATGACGAGGCGGTTCCCTTCGATGAACGCAGACTCGATCATCGTGCTCGTGGTGCTGGAGCCCGGGATGTCGTCGAAGAGCTTCACCCGGTCGCCATACTGGTAGACCAAGCCCATCATCTCCGTCTTCGTGGTGTACGTCAGACGCTGGCCCTGATGCTTCATCAGGCGGCGCATTCCGATCCGGTAGGCGCGTTCTCGGGTGCCTACGCCTTGCAGCTCGAACGTCTCAACCTTCCATGGTGTATCGCCGCCGGGGAGGCGACACTCCACCGTCTCCGCAGCCCACGTGACGTCATCGATGTAGGTCACGTCCACGCCGTCGAAGTCATCCGGCCCCGGCGCGCTGAACGTGGTCGTCAGTTGCTCAAGCTGGCGCTGCGGCGAGATGCCTCCCCGCCAAGCCTTGACACCCTCGCGCCCGGCCGAGCACATCGAGTCGTTGAGCAGGAAGTACCCCATGCCGGCCTGAGCGGCCATCTGCAGGAGGTCAAGCGCACTGGTGCCCGCCTTCTCCGCGCTGAAGTCGAAGAACTCACCACGCGGCGTCCAGTAGGCTTGCTCGAGATGGTCGAGAGTTTCCGTGTCGATCTCGTCATCCGGAAGACCCAGCGACCGCATCACGTGCGTCATCGCACCGCTGATCGTGCGCGCCGATCCCACCTGGTATTGCCTGGTCGCCTCCACGTTGAACCGACGGTCTGACTGGGCGGCCAGCTTGGTGCCGGTCGTCACCGTCAAGGCAATGGTGGTCAGGTCTTCATACCTGGTCGGGCGCTCCGACAGCCGCGCCCGCAGGCCCTGCCAGTAGCAGGCATCGCGCGCAGAGCTTCCGCCTCGCTCGGTTACCCGCCGCACCCGCACCTCGATCTGCCCTGGCGCATCCAGAAGGATGCGTTCGGTGTAACCGAGCGCGTCCTCCGACATGGCGGTATAGGTATGGGACTGGACCGTCCAGGCCGCGCCGGATCCGTAGCGCCGCCACGCCACCCGCAGGGTGACGGTGAAGGTGCGCTTATTGCCCTTCTCGGTGTACCAGATCAGGCCGCCGGGGAAGTTCAGGTCGTACTCGAAGGCGTCCGTTGTCTCGCCATCCGGGCAGACAAGGAACGGTCCCAGCCAGCCCTCTCCCTCTTCAAGGCCGTTGACCCGATAGTCAGCGGTGGTGCGCGATAGCCAGCCCAGCCAGCCCGGGTCCGGCACGCCGGCCTCGGTCATCCGTTCGAGTGTCAGCGTCAGGCCCGACACGCTGGTGATGCGGTACTCGCTCAAGCCTCGCGCGATCGCCAAGCTCACGGGACCGGGCGGCAATCCGCCGAAGGCCACGCCGCTGGCGCTCTCGTAGGCCAAGGTAATAGACGGCGGCACCGCTGGTGCCCCTCCCTCCCACGGTTCGGCGGGCGAGCCCATCTCGTAGGACACCACGAACAATTCGTAATCCGCGGCGTTGTAGGTCAGGAGCACCGGCATCCCAACGAAGGGATTCAGCTCTTCAACGGCATCGCCGGCGATCACCGAGTAGAGACCACTGATGGTGGCCACAAAGTCGGCGGCCACTTTCACGGTCAGAATCGCGCCCGGTATCCAGCCATCTGGCACCGCGGTTGCTGGCTTCTCCTTCCCGTTCGCGTCGGTGACGGTTGCGTTGTTCAGGGTGATCACGTTGCCATCGACAGTCACCGAGTCGGCATTGATGCTGGTGGTGACGTCGGCCGTTTCGCTGAGATCCAGACCAGACGTGCCAGATCCGGTCGCACCGACTTCGGTCGAGTTCACCCAGTTCTCGGAGCGCTCGTCCGCGCCGACGTCGGCACCTGGCGGGTATATGGTCATCTGCACCTGGTCACCGAACGACGTCAGCGGCGTGTTGCCCAGCCTTGCCGAGCCATACGGGATGATGTGGTGGCCTTTGCCCACGCACAGGAACATGTGTGTGAGGAACGTCTTTTCACCCACGAAACGGGAGACGGGCTGCACCAGGTAGTCGGCCCACACCCGACAGCGGCCCAGAACCTCTCGGATTGGGCCGCCAAGGCGCGCGGTGTTCGCGCGGGCAGTGTCCAGGCTCAGGCTGTCGCCCTGGCCGTAGCGGCTGCCTGACGGCATCGTCGCGGCCATGTAGATGGCATATGCCGCCATGATCGCCACAACTACCCAATACACAACTGCGTAGGCACCCTCCAGCTTCGGAATCGGGTAGATGCGAACGTCTTGATCGACATCGATCCATGTCGTTGGCCATGCCTCTGGCGCCGCCACCACCCCATCGACCTCCACCTCGATCGGATGATCAGCCTCTGATGTGTAGCTGGGCACGTTGGCGTGCAGCCACGAATCGATCGTGCAGCGGCCATGCCGGTGGGTTTCCAACGCCTCACCCGGCAAGCGAGATGGGAACACCTGGATCACGCGTAATACTCCACCTTGTTGAAACGGCGCTCAAATCGTGAGACGGGCAGTACCGTGACGTTGTGGACGTCGTTGCATTCCAGCGTGCACATGCGTCCATCGACCTGCACCAGCACTGCAACGTGCGTGACCACGCTGCCCTCATAGCAGAACGCCACAGCGCCCTCGACCAAGTCGCTGCCGGCGTGTTGTAGGGTCGCCGCGCGCGCAAGATCGGGGAGGTCATCGCGCGTGGCGCCGACATGTTCGTCCCACAGGGGCAGGCACAGGTCGCGGCGCACCTCGTTGACCACGCCGTAACAGTCCAACTCTGGGAACTGCCGGCCGCCGCTGACCCAGACCACGTCCAGGTACTTTTCCAGATCGATGCTCATGAGATGTATCGCAGCCCAGGGTGTTTTGTGAGGTTGAAACGGTCGCGCGGCCAGGCCGTGTCGAGGATGTTCATGAAGCCCGCCGTGATCTGCACCTCTGTGGCCGACCACTGGCCACCCTTGATCACCATGGACAGTGGCTTCTTGACCGGCGCCTTCAGATCGGTGCTCAGGTACACCCGCAAAGTCACGGTCATCTGTTGCCGGGCGGCCAGGGCCGCGCGAATCTTGGTGCTGACGATCCCGTCGATGTTGCTAAGCGCGAAGCGCAGGTCCTGCACGCCATCGGCGTTGCGGGCGGGCTTCGCCACGTCCATCCCACATGCCTTGAAGGTGACCACCTGCCCGTCCTCCAGCACAGCGGCTACGTCCTCCCAGCCCTTGGTCAGGTAGTGCGTCTCGCCTCCAACCTTGATTGCCAGAGTGTCGTGCTCGATCTCTGACCCGCCTGATGCGTATAGCCTCTCCAGAATCGTCACGATGCCGGCCACTCCCTGTTCGCTGCGAGATCCACGATTGCCGCCTGGAGCACCCCCTCGGGAAACTCCGTCCACCCATCGGCCAAAAGCGGCCGCAGGTAGATTTCGAGCACAGCGGTGAAGACCCACTGGTTGCCGTTTGACAGGGCCGGGCCGTCGTAGATGTCTGTGAAACGGGTCTTGTAGTAGTCCATGCCCAAGGGAGTCCGCAGCCGACAAGCGAACCATTTGACGCCGTCGTCGAGCACCTCTTGGAACCACTTTTCGAACAACGCGGCCTGGCCATCGTTGAGCAGCCAACGAACCTCAACCCTGGTCGGCGTGGCCTTGTAGGCACGCCGGGGCATCGAGCGGCCGCTCACAAAAGAGGAGCGCACCAGGGGCGACACGTGCTGGAGTCCATAGCCGTCGCGCAGCGGCTCGGGCAGCCACTGCGGTTGCATGATCAACGCCATTACCCGACCTTCCTTCTGACGTTCCAGTTCGAGCGCATCGCGCGGGACTGCGGGCCGGTGCCCGAGGTGGTATCTGCAACGCGGTCCTTCCGCGCCAAGGTCACCGCCCGGGTGACGGTCTGCTCCAGCATCAGCCGCTCCCGCTCACTGAGCGAGCCGTTGACGTTGAAGTTGAACTCGTTGCTGTCGCCACCACCGCCGCCGGTGCTGGTATCGCGGGCCACCCGCTCCAGGGTGGCGTCCAGCTTCGCGCTGGTCGCCGCGGTCGTGACCCGCTCGCCCTTCTGCAGCAACCAGGTGCCGGTCTCGGGCACGCTGTCGATGCCGTCGTGCGCCATGCCTGACAGCCCGGAGGATGCTGCGACGGCGGCTACATAGGGTGCCGTAGCCGCGAGCGCGGCCGCCGCCGCTGCCGGCGCCGCGATTGGGCCGGTGATCGGTATTGCCGCGGTTGATGCATAGGCTGCGATCGCGGCCTGGGCCGACATCGCTACCGCGTTACCGGTCAACGCAGCCGTTGAGCACTGACTCGTCGCCTCGCCGACCAGCTTCTGCGTTGCCTGGTAGACCAGCCACTGCGCAGCCATTCGCGATAGCGTGTCGATCACCGTCTCGCCCATCGACACAACAAGGTTCTTCACCGAGTCGGTCAACGATTCATTGCCCTTTACCAGATCAGCGATGCTCTCGGCCACGTCGCCGGTGGTCGTATCCAGGAAGCCTGTCACGGCGTCGTACGCATGCTGGTTGGCGTCTGCGGCCTTGGTTGCGTAGTCAGCCCAGGCGTCGGACATACCGGCCTGCCAGTTGCCGCGGAGCTCGTCCAGCTTGCGATAGTGGTCCTCCTGCATGCGCAGGCGTTCAGCGAGTGCCGCCTGAAGACTCTGAGTTTCCTTTTTGTAAAGGCTCTCCGTGATGTCACCGGACTGGTACTGCTCGAACAGCGCTTGCCGTTGCTTCTGGTAGTCCGCCTCGATCTGGAGAAGGTCTCGCGCTCGCTCCCTGGCTTGGGCACCCTCACCAGCCCCGACGAACTCCACCGCGAGGGCAGCGCGCGCGTTATCCAGCGACGCTTGCGCGTTCCGAGCGAACTCGGCGGACTTGGCGGCTTCCTCGTTCGCCAGCTTCACGGCCTTGAGCCTATCCAAGGCGATGGCAGAGGTCCGGAGCCTGTCCTTCTCCTCTGCGTTCAGCGCTTTCAGCGAGGTCTCGGCCAGGTCGAAGTTCAGCTTCTGTAGCTCGGTTGCCTGCGCAGACTTATCTGTACTGGTGTCGAAGAGATCGATCTGGCGGCGGAGCTGAATGTCAGTCGCTTCGAAGGACTTCTGAAGCGCCTGCCGCGCCGATTCCGCTGCGCGGGCGGCAACCTTGGCGGCTGCCTCCCTCTTCTTTTGGTTCTCAGCATCTGCGGCAGTGGCTGCCGCCGCGGCGCGTGCCGCCGGATCTCCTGTCACCCCCGAAACAAAACCAGGGGTCGCATGGCCCACGTCGAGCAGGATGGGCTTTGGAAGCTTGGCCCTCGCTTCCTCGATCCACTTTCCAACCTGGGCGTATTCGCTCTGGACCTTGCCCTTCGTTTCGCTATCGAAGAGCCCTGGCCACGTGCCCAGGGTGCTCTTCAGCCTCGCCTGCCGCGCCTCCAAGGCCGCTAGAGAATCGTCCTCATCGGCCGGAAGGAATCCCTTCCCGCTGAGCCAGCCCGGGTATCGCGCCGCGACCTCCACGAGCTTGCCCAAGGCAGATACCGCCTTCAACGCGCCCGAGATGATTACATTGAACCCTTCGCGCACCTGAGGATCATTGAGTACCTTGGTCAGATCGTTGACCGCAGTAGTTGCTGCCTTCAGGCTCCCGTTGTCGCCAGTGGTGATGTCATCTAGGGTGTTTTTAAGCGCTGCCAGAGCGCCGCCGAACGTGTCCCGCGCGGCCTGTGCGGCACCACCGTAGGACTCTTCAAGGATCTCCAGGATCATCACCTGGGCCTCGCCTTCCTTGCCGGCCTTCACCAGCTCGTCGATAGTTCCCCGCACCTCTTTGGTGAACGCCGCGCCGAAGCCCTGCTGCGCGAGCGCTGCCGCCGCCTTGCTCGGCGATTCCAGCGCGCGGCCGATCGTCTCCGCCGACTGGCTGACGCTGATACCCAGGCGTGCCGACTGGTCGATGATGGCCTGCATCGCGCGGGGTATATTGGTTCCCAGGATGCCCGAGTAGGACAACAGGCGCGTCTGGGCCTCGACGATCTCCCCGCCGCTGAAGGTGGACTTCGACGACAACGTATCGGCCATGTCGAGCAGCTGCTGGCGGGTGTAACCGGCAGCGCCACCAGTGGACTTGATGATCGCGTCAAGCTGCGCGACTTCGCGCTCCGCAGCGACGGTATTGCGGGCGATCAGCACCATGCCGGCCGCGATCGCCGTACCCAAGGCGACGCCAGCGAGCTTTGCTTGCTTCTCGATGTTCTGGCGCCATTTCTCCGTCCGGCGCTCCGACTTATCCAGGCCGGACGCGAAGCCGCCGATCTCGGCAATGACGTCGATGGTCAGCGTGCCGAGAGAACGTCGTGACATGTGCAGTTATCCCCAGCTCGCCATCGCCTCATCAAGGCCGATCGGCTCCGCTTTCTGGTATCGAAGGAAGTCAGTTACTTGGAATGCCGGGGCTGACGGCTTGCGCTTGCTGTTGGCGAACAGGCTGGCCAGCACCCCAGCGTTCCAGTCGGCGCGCATCATCGGGTTCAGGCCTCCGTGGCGTTCCCGGTATGCAGCCCAGAGCCTCACCTCACGAGCGCTGAGGCGTTCCTTCGCCACAGCAATGGTTTCGCCGCCGATGCCGTTCAGCACCAGCTCGCACCAGAACTCGTCTTCAGGTGTTAGCTCGTAGCTTTTCCCAGCGAGTTCACCTCGCCGATGGCGCTAAGCAGCGCCAGTGTCAGGGCGCCATCCAGCGCGCCGCGGTCCGCATCCGACGCACCGGTGATGTCACCTACGGTAAAGACGGGCTTTCCCTGCTCATCGCAGATGGAGGCCGCGATGCGGCCGGCGACGCTGTCCTCACGGCCGCCGGCGGCGAGCACATCGGAGATGGCGGACTGGAAGCCCAGCGGCCGCACAAACACCGTGGCGGTGAACTCCTGCTCGCCTTGGCGCCAGCTGATCTCCTTCTCGACCGGACGGCCGGTGAAGGCGCCAGCCTGCAGCAGGCCAGCGATCGACAGGTCTACCGCCTTGCTCTTCGGGACCGAGGCCGGTGGCGCCGCCCGCTTCCGGCTCTGGGTCTTCGCAGCGGTCACGGGGCCACCGCCTTACGGACCCAGACACCCGCGCCAGAGCGCTGCAGGCTCGCCGCCGTGGAGACCACAGCGTTGGCCTGGAAGTCGAAGGGGAAGTCGGCGACGTAGCCGCGGAACGTGTACCAGGTGCGGCCTTCGGGCAGCACCATTTCCGGCTCGCTGTTGCGCTGGGCCGTGGCCGCCGCGCCGGTGCCGGCGCCACCGCTGAAGGCCACCGTTGGCACACTCGTGTAGCCGGTTCCCGGGTTGGTGATGGTGACCCCGATCACCGAGCCACCGTCCACGATCGCGGTCACCGTGGCGCCGGTGCCGCCGCCGCCCGTCAGGGTCACGGTGGGTGCGCTGGTGTAGCCAGTGCCGCCGCTGGTGACGTTGATGCCGCTGATGGAGCCGCCCACGGTGAGGGTCGGAGCGATGTCCACGCCGTCGGACCAGCCGATCGCCCACTGGATCAGCTCATCCGAAGCTGCCTCACCCAGCTCCCACATCAGGTAGTGGCTCTCGTTGCGCGGATCGGCGTTGATCGTGACCGATGCCTGGCCGGGCGTGCGCAGGCCCTTCTTGTACGTGCGGCTGTTGGTCTCGGACAGGCAGGTGTCTTCGATCTGGTCCGCCGGGTTCGCGCCCGGGTTGAAGTTGGTGATGCACTCGATCTCGCGGATCTGGCCGTTGATCAGGCCGTAAAGCTGGGTGCCTTGCGTCAGCATGCTCATGAATGTCTCCCTGCGGGCATAAAAAAACCCCGCAGCGCGGGGTATGGGTGGGTGAAACGGACGAACGTCTTCAGCGCGGCACGAGCCAGTCCACGTCAAACGAGTAGCGGTACAGCTTGGTTTCGGGGTCTTTCACCTGGTCGCCCCATCGGGTCACGTAGGCCTGACCCTCGATCGCGTCGCGTATCGCCTGCGCTGCCGGCAGCAGCGAGACCGGGTCGTCGCTGTAGACGTCGATTTGCAGCGAGTACCCGTCCACGTCAGGACGGTCGCCCAGGTACTGGGCCGGCTCCCCGCCGATGGTCTGCCACACCATGTAGGGCCGAGCCGGCGGCTTCTCGACCAGTCCAAAGGGATAAACCCGTGTGGGGTTGGCGCCGAACAGAGCCAACACCGCCGCGCTGGCGGTGCAGGCCTGGAAGATGGGGGCGATCACTTCCTTGCTCCCTTCGCCTGTTTGGCAAGTGCGCGGTCGAGCGCGCGATTGAACTCAAGCGCGAAGGTGTCCACCGCCTTCTGCCCGGCCTGCTCGGCCACCGGCCGCAGGAACGGCCGAGCCGCCACCTTGGCCGTGCCCAGCTCGACGTGGCGCCAGTACCAGGTGTCGCCACCGGGATTGCTGGAGCTGCCATCCGTGGCATAGGTCTGTCCCGTGCGGCGCTTGCGGCGATTCTCGAGGGTTCTGCCGTACTGCTTTGCCCCGCCGAGCCCCCCCAATCGGAATGCCAGCTGCCCGTCACGCTTGAACGCCCTGCCGTCCCAGCGGAGATCGATGTTCTTCCAGATGGCCTCGCCGGTCTCGTAGTCGTCCAGGCGGCGAGCGTTGCTCTGTGCCTGAGCGCGGAGCACGGCGGTCGCCTTGCGCAGCGCAGCGCGACCGCCCTTGGCATTGGCCTCATTCTTCAGCTGGGCCATCTTCGCCTTCACGCCGTCCAGGCCGCTGACGTCGAACCGGATGTTGTCAGCCATCGTTGACGCCCTCGCTGCACGGCAGCGTCATGTATTCCAGCCCGCTGAGCGGATCGGCCAGCACGCCGTGCACGTTGTAGATCTGACCCCGATGGATGATGCGGCTCTTGGCGGTCACCCCGGCACGGTGCCGGATGGTGATGCGAGTGGTCACCTCGCTATCGATCGCCTGGGCCGCCACGAACTCGCGGACGGACGACGGCACGACTTCGGCGAAGACGGTGGCCAGATCGGCCCACGTCCGGATGGGTGCGCCGGATCTGGGATCCTGGCTCTCCACGGGGTTCTGTATCAGGACCCGGTGGCGGAGGCGGCCGGCGGCGATCACCGCGGCTTCCCGCTCATGTAGGTGCCCGCCTCCGGATCAGCCTCCACGTCCTCACTCTGGCAGACGTAGTCCATCAGCCGGCTGGTCGCCTCCGCGTTCTCCGCCAGCGCTTGCGCCAGCGCCATCATCGCTTCCGCCTGCGCCATCTGTGCTGCGGCCGACGCCTTCAGCGCGTCCGACAGCTCGTTTTGCTCGTTCATGGGCAATTACCATCCATTTCAACAGCCAGGCCCTGCGCTGCGCACAGCCGGAGCAAGCCATCAGAACCGTTTCCGATACCACAGCAAGCTGTCGAAGCCGAGGGGCACCCGTGCAGCGCTGTCCCCTACGGTGACCGCCTCCCTGACTGACACCCAATGGGCGACCAGTACCAGGACTGCTTGCCGGACATCGGCCGTGAAGTTCATCTCGCCCTCGTCCACTGGATCACCCTCGACCAGCACCCGATCACAATGCATCTGCACGTGGGCCATGGCCGCGTCGACGTACGACTGGAGCATCAGGTCGCTCACTTCGTCGATGACACGGCACTGCTGGCGAACGAGGTCGAGGTCGAGGGTGATCGCCATTACGCGGCCTCGCCTGCCTTATCCTGCGGCTCGGCAGCGGCAACCGGCTTGGCTTCCTTGTTGCCCTTGGGCTTGGCCTGCTTGTCGCCTTCGGCATTCGCCTTCTGCGGCGCACTGGGCTTGGCTTCCTTGTTGCCCTTGGCACCCGCGTCTTCTTCCAGCGCCACGGCCAGGCCCTTCCCGATGAGCGTGTGGGCGTACTCGTCCTCCGCATCGAACGTCTGACCGGCCTTCACCACGTTGCTATCAGCGTTGAGCTTCACGGCGTTGCCAATGAAGCCCCACTTCGTCTTGATCTTCATGCCGTCTCCAGCAAATTGAGGGGGCCAGCATTTCGCTGGCCCCTGAGGTTGTGACGCGCCGGCGAATCAAGCGGTCGGGAACTGACCCTTGACGAGAGCTTCCCGGCGACGGACGCCCAGGCCCAAGCGCTCTTCAACCAGCAGCGCACGTTCGTTCTTGATGAACATGTCGTTGATCAGGCCCATCTTGAACAGGAAGGACATGCGGTCGAACAACGTGGCCGCCCGCGCGAAGTTCGCGACGAGGAACTCGCCACCGGTGTCCGCGTCGCCCTCGTCCATGCTGTCAGAGGTGATGACCGGGCGGCCCCACAGGACCGGGGTGACCAGACCCTGGAGGTTGGCGAACAGGTAACGGTTCTGCGCATCCTTCTGCAGCTCGATGTTCATCCAGTCGAGCTCGGTCATGACCACGCCATCCGCCGAGAGCTTGGACTGCTTGCGCACCTGGTAGATCGCGCGGCGGACGATGTCGATCGGAGTGTCGCCTGCCTTCGTCAACGCGGCGCTGTACGCGGTCGCCTGGGTCATGAGACCGTTGAGGTTCTCGCCGGTGCCATCACCCTTCAGAATCTGGGCCTCCTCCTCCAGCTTCAGGTCGTAGCGGAGCAGTTCGCGGATGTAGCCCAGCAGCTGCGGCACGTCGTCCAGCGCCTCGTCGGTCACCGGCATCCAGACGGCGATCTTCTTCACGCGATCGGTGACCGGCTCGAAGGTCACGTTGCTGGTCGGCTTGGTGCCACCTTCCGCTACCGGCGCCGCCCCGCGGGTATGCAGCAGCTCGCGGAAGAAGGTGTACTGCTGGCCCGAAACGGGGATGGAAGTCAGAAGATCGCGGATGCGCAGCTCCTGACGGATGCCCGGCTGGATGGTCGGGTCATAGTTCGGCGCCACGATGCCTGCGCTGGTGACCTTCGTTTCCTTCATCGAGGCCAGGTCGCCCTTGGTGATCTCGATCTCGGCGCGCTGCACGGTCTTCTGCTGCAGGCCCTTGTACTCGTCGTGGCCCTTCACCAGGTCGATGAAGGACTTGCCCTCACCGGGTTGGCCGCGGACCTTGACGCCCTTCTCTTCCAGCTCCTGCACCTTGTCGATGACGCGCTGCAGCTCGCCCTTGGTGTTCTCGATCGCGTCCTTCATATCCTTCGGAATGGCATTGCCTTTCTGGATATCGTCGATGACGGCGTCGTACTTCTTCTGCAGGCCGGTGAAGCCGTCCTTCAGCTGGCTTTCCAGCGACTCGCGGACCTTGGTGATGTCTTCGCTCATGGTGTTGCTCCGAAAATGGATTGGATGGAATTACCGAGTTTCTTCAGCTCGTCCACGGTCGCCGTGGCCGCATCCGCACCGTCTCGGTGGATTGCAGGGAAGCCGAGCGAGGCGACGGCGGCCGCCTCCTTCTGAGAGAGGCCCATGCGTTCACGCAGGCCCTTCTCGAACTGCCGGACCGAAGACTTGACGCTCAGGATCTCGGCCTCAGGATTCATGCCGAAGGGGACGATTGACGCCTCCCATAGCTCTGCCTTCTTGATCACCCTCACGCGGCGCCCGTCGCGCGTCTCTTGGGCGTCCTCGATCGTGTTGAACCCGATGGACATCGAGTCAAGTGGTGCGTCCCCCTTCATCAGCTCGTACGCATCACGCGCATAGCTGACATTGAGGTTGATCTTTCCCTTAACCCATAGCCCGTGATCGTCATCGCGATACTCGGCAGTACCGATGAGCTTGGTCAGGTCGTGGTACAGCGCCAGCTTCAGTCGCCCGCCGCGCGTTGTCTTCACGCGAACGAACGCACCTGGAAGAATCACGTCGTCGCCGAGATCGACGTTGTTGTAAACGGAAGCGTAACCCTCGAAGTTCCCGGCCTCGTCGGCTTCCTTCACTTCGAAGGGGCATTCAATTCTGCTGACGGTCATTGCCTTGGGACTCCCATTGAGTGATGGCGTCGTACTGCGCGCCCTCAAGGCGCGGAAGGTTCTCTTTCAATCGGACATCGTTGATCGACATCCAGCCCGACCCGCCGGATCCGCCAAGCGCGGCCTTGTAGTAGGTCGAGCGAGCAGCACTATCGCCCCGCAGCAGACCCTCCACTACGAACTCGACGAAGACCTCGGTGCCGCGGTGAATTTTGTCGTTCCACTCATCCTCGATCGCATCGAGGTAGGGCTTTAGCCCATAGGTCACGAAGCCACTGTTCTGCTGCTCGAGGTTCGAGCCCATGATCGACGTGCGGCCGGCGCGGTTGGCCAAGTACAGCGGCACGCCCCATACGCCAGCGAGCGCCTCTTCCTGGAACTGCTGCGACTCAATGAACTGGCTGTCCTTCTGGCTCAGCCCCGCCGGGATCAGCTTCGGCCCACCCTGCAGCACCGCGATCTTGCCGATATCGTCCACGTCGCCCTTTCGGACATCGGGGAACTTTTCCATGATCTGACCCTGCTGTTCCTTGGTCAGGAACTGGTCGTAGACCACGTAGCCGCCGGTGAACCCGCCCTTGCGCATGAATCGAGCCGACCAGTCCTGGCCGGCCTTGGCCAGGCCCATCGCCTCGGCCTGGTACTCCAAGGGCGACAGACCGGTGATTCCGTCGGTACTGAACAGCTTGAAGTGCAGCATGTTCTCCGGCGATACAGGAATGCGCTGACCTTTCAGCTCGACGATGTAGAGCAGATCGTCGTCCGTGTCGATGGATACGTCGTCGGCGCAGACAGGGATCAACCCGATCATTTCGCCCTGCCGATTCCGCTCGATGATCACGTACGCGTTCCCGCGAAGCGCCATGTTGACGACCACGGCCTTCAGCAGGTTGAGCCGTGTGATGTAGGGGTTCGGCTTCCCGAGAAGGCGAAGGGCGCGCTTGTTCGCAGCGCTGTCACCGCGCACCAGCGTGCGCTTTCCGCCTGCGTCCTGGTAGAGCTTGAGCGGCAGCCCCGCTGCCGACTCGGACAGAATCTTGACGCACGTCCAGACGATCGGGACCGTGATCGCGGTCTTCGCTGTAATGCGGACCCCGGACTTCGTTTTCCTGCCGCCGACTTCCATGTCCACTTCCCGGTAGTCGCCGGTCTGCGGATCGGTGTAGCCGAAGAAGCGCCAAGTGAGCGGGTTGTACCAGCGCACGGCCATGGTCAGCCCACCGTCCCAAAGAAGCCATTCTCCAGATACTCATCGACCCCGGGCTCGACGGGATCGACTGCGTGTGCCAGCCCCACCGCCATCAGCAGGGAAGCCATGTCATCGATCTTGTCCGGCGACCTCTTCTTGTCGGGCTTCATGTTCAGGTTTCCATCTTTCAATGCGATGAGGTTGGACGCGCACCAGTTCAGGACCGGGTCGTTGCCGTGCTGGATCTTCTTTCCGATGTAGGCCCGCTCCAGCTCCTGCATGGCCGGGTGGTAGTTCTTCGTGGTCTGGTTGAACTCGACCAGCGGGTGCCCATCGGCCAAGAGGCGCTGCGCTATTTCAGCTGCGTTCCAGCGGTCGTAGCCAATCGCCAGGGGACCGAAGCGGGCGATGTCCTCGCGGATCCTCGCCTCCACCACGCTGTAGTCGGTGACCTCTCCTTCGGTCGCCTCAATCAATCCAGCCGCCACCCAGCCCGCATACGGCACCACGCCGCGCTCCGTGCGCGCCCGCACCGCGTCGGCCGGAACGAATCGACGGCCCCAGGTGTAATAGATGTCGTCCACCTTCCACACCAGTCGCCAAGACGTCATATCCAGCGTGCTCGCCAGATCGAATGCGCCCCAGCACGGCTGCCCCGCGAGCCAGTCCAGATCGACGGCGCCGCCGCACTTCTGCCACTTCGTCAGGTCCACCCAGCCGGTAGCCGAGGAAGCCGGCCGGTTGAGCCGCTTGATCTTGAATTCGGCCAGCTTTGAGGGCATCTGCCGCGCCTCGACGGCCTCCTTTCGGATGGCCTTCAACAGGTGCGGGTTGGCGTCCATCAGCGGGTTGGCCTTGGGCCAAGCCGATTCGTCGAACTCGTCGTCGTCATCGTCGACGGCGAAGAACACCACCAGGAAGTGATCGGCCGAATCACCGAGGATGCCCTGCAGCACCTGCTTGGCGAACTGCCTGATTTCGCCCCACGGCCCCGGGTTGGTGTATCCCTCGGTCGTGGTGTACAGCCACAGCGGGTTGCTGCGTGCGCCTGCCGCCGACGTCAGCACGTTCAACAGATCCGCCGACTTGTGAGCGTGGATTTCATCCAGGCCCACATGCGACGGGTTCAGGCCATCCTGCGTGCTGGCCTTGGAGTTGATGGGCTTGAACGTTGCCCCCGTCTCGACCCGGCTGATTGCGTTGGCCCAGCAAGCGAGCCCGAATGCCTCCTGCAGGTCGGGCGTCTTCTCCGTCATCCGCTTGGCGACGTTGAAGATGATCCGAGCCTGGCTGCCGGTAGTGGCCGCCGAGATGATCTGGGCGCCCTCTTCCTCTTCACAGCACTGGCAGTACAGCAGGATCGCCGCGGCCAACGTGGACTTGGCGTTCTTGCGGGCAACCGCGAACAGCGCCGAGGTGAAGCGCCGGCTGCCGTCCAGGTTGCGGAAGCCGAACAGCTGCACCACGAAGAACACGTGCGACCGGTGCAGCTCGATCTCCGGCCGCGCCCATTTCCCTTCAACATGCGGCAGCTTCTCTATGAAGTCGCATGGGTCGCATGCATGCCACTCATCGAACAGGAACGGTGGCCGCTTCCGCTTGGCGCGTTTGAGGTCCGCCAGGAACCGCTTGCCGGCCAGCCGAATCCACTTGCCGAACTTCTTGCCCTTCTTGTCGGCTACAGCCTCTTCGGCGTATGCCGTGGCGATACCAACGTAATCACGCACGGGTCTTCCGCTTTGCACCGTTGTTGGCGAAAGCGTTCCCGGTCTTCTCGACATCGCCGGACGGCCTGACCTTGCCCTGGGCAACTGGCGTCAGCCCGAAGTCATTCATCAGGCCACGCAGCTGCGACACCATGGACGCCACCGGCGCCAGGCCCGCGGCATAGAGCTGCACGGTATTGCCGTGCAACGCACACAGCTGGCCGAAGGCGGACAGGCCGGCCTCCGTCAGCAGCTTGTTCGCGTGCAGGATCGGAGCGAGCCGGTCCCATTCCTTGATCGCGTGGGCATTCGGCAGCCAGTCCGGCGCCGCCGGCACGTCAGACACCAGAGGCAGCTCGGCGGCCGGCGCCGGCGGCGCACGGTCGGGGCGATCCGTTCCGGCCACCACTTTCAGCGATGTCGGTTTGCGGGGGTTCGCCATATTCGTTCCGAGAGCGGCCGGTTGACCGCGAAAAAATGGTTTTTCTCAACTGACGGTGCAAATAAACACCTGGGCGCACGGTCAGGCGTGCGGCCGCGCTGAACTTTCGACCCGCCCTCCCCCGTTCAGGTTCGTGAGGCTGAATCTCGTTCAGTTTCAGATCGATCCGTTCAGCTTCGCGGTTTGGTGTGCGAGCGGTTGCCGAAGCCACCGTCCTCGCCTGCCGTCTTCACGTCGTGGCAGCGCTTGCAGAGGGGCTGCCAGTTCGAGGTGTCCCAGAACAGATCCTGGTCGCCTTGATGCGGTATCACGTGATCGACGATGCGAGCGAGGGTCACGCGCCCGTTCCGCCGACACTCAGCACAGAGCGGATCACGCTTGAGGAAGGTCTCGCGGGCCTTCTGCCATCGACCGCCATAGCCGCGCTGCGCGGTGGTGAGGCGAACGGCCTCGGCTGGGACGTGGACCACCGCATCGACCTTGTATGGCCGATGCTTCGGAGCTCGACTCGGCACTACTTGCTCACCTCGACAAGGGCGGAGCAGGCGGCCGGCAACGGCCATCCTGCTCGCCCGATTCCTGGGCCTCCAGCTTCGCCAGAAGCACGCGCACCGCGGCGAGGTGGGCGTCACGCACTTGCCAGCTCTTCGCCCTGCCGACGCGCTTGGCCGCCGCAGCCAACTCTGTGCTCAGCTGCACTGTCAGGACGGTCAGTGGGCGATGGCCCGGAGACCAGGTCACGGCCCATTGCCTCCAGCACTCTGATACTCAGTGACTACGGCTTGGCAGGCGCGTAGCTGGTCGTCGGCGTCGCGTCCGATTCGAACAACTCGGCCCGCAAACTCTTCTCGGCGCTGGGTTGCCGCATCACGTTCGAGGGCGCCGGCTGCGGTCTGGGACAGGAGGTCGGTGTGGCACGCGGCGAGGTCGTTGCGCAGGCGGAGAGCGCCAGAGCGCAGGTCAGCCACAACAGCATCAACGACGGCCGGGACAGCAGCGCGGTCTTCTTCATGCTTCGCTCCGATGGTGGCCATGGTGTCGGCCTGGGTGTGCTCGGTCACGCGGGCCTCGTTGACCTGCTCCACCACGGCGGCGCTGGCGCCTACCTGCTGTCGGGCTTCTGCGCCCTCGGCGCGGTCGCCGCGCCAGGACCAGCCCGCCCAGAAGGACAAGGCCATCGCCACGGTGGCGAGCAGGGTATAGAGACGGATCATCAGGGCATCTCCGGCGGGATCACCGCGCCTACCTGGCGCATGGCCGACTCCAACGACATAACCCGCAGCCTCAGTCGGTGGGCCTCTTCTTGCGCGGTCATGCGCAGCTTGATTTCCTCGGCCAGCTGCAGCGTGGTCGCCGCCTGTGATTCCTCCAGTGACTTCACGCGCTGCACCAAGCCGTTCAACAGGTCGACGTTGGCGTCCGTCTCGGTCCGTTCTTTGCGGCGGGAGAGCAGCGCCCCCCACGTTTCCCTTGCCACCCAGAACGCGGCGAGACCGCCGGCCATCCACCACGGAACGGTTTCCTCAGTCATGACACGACCACGCCGCCTGCTTTGCGGTAGGCCGCCAGCAGGTCATCCAGCTTCCGCTCGTGCTGCCCGTATCCGGCGCCCGGCAGGCTCGCCCAGATGTTACGGACGAAGCCGATCGCCTTGACGACATGGCCAGCCTTGATCAGGTCCAGCGCCCGCCGCTCCCTGATTTGCTGGATAGCGATCAGATCCTGGCTGAGCGGGGAAAAATCCTTCAGCCCCAGCAGCCGGCGATACGCGTCGTAGTACCGCGACAGCAGCTGGTAGCGACCGGCGGCCGTGGACTTGATGCCCAGCTTGGGCAGCGACACCAGCTCTCGCGGGTGATCGACATAGCCGGTGAACAGCCTGCCCCCCACGATCACGTCATAGCCGTGGTCCTTAGTGGGCTGCTTGCCGTTGTCGGTGGCCTCGGACCAGGCCAGCATGTCCAGGAACGCCACGACGTTCACGCCGCCTGCTTGTTGGGGAGTGATGCGAGCCATGGGCTTTCTCTGTCAGGGCGCCCGCCCCGCCGCCGGCTGGGCGCAAGGGTTGATCCGGTATGGGAAGCGGGCAAAGAAAAAGCCCCCGGCCGGAACCGGAGGCTTCTATGTCATCGTTGCGAAATTAAAGCGCCTTCAGTCCGACCTGTCAAGGCTTCTCGAAGAATGCGGCAGCCTTATCGATGAGGTCGCTGTAGTAGTTCCTCGCCATCTCTAGAGCCTCCGCCATTGTCACATTCTCCAGGGAGAGACCGAGATGTAACGTCGGTACATTCTTTACAACGCCGCGGTTGGCAACAGGAACCAATTCAACGTGGGGAGGAATTACCTCTACCTGGGCATTCTCACTCCCACTCATGGTGACTCGCCCGTCCGAAACATGAAGACTGTGAATCACGACGGGCTTGCTCTTATCAACAGGATTGATCGCCATCTCACCGGGAATTGTGTTCGTTATCTCCGTAATTCCATGCTCGGCGGAATCGCGTGCCATCCGTAAGTAGGCCAGCAGCTGGTCCTCCCTACGGGCCCGTTGGTACTTCCCCGAGAACCCGCCCCACTTTGCACTGTTACCGAATGCTCCCTCTACTCTGTTCCAGACCCTTTCTAGGTGAACCAGAGACATCTCCCAATCCATCTTGAAAGATGCAATATCTGTCGGCGCTTTGAGTGACTGGATGAGGCTATCGACCATCCTCAAAGATTCGCGAGCCCGCACAAGTTTTGACATAAGGTCCACCACACATTTTGGGCATCTTATGCGGCTTTAGCGATCCCCCACAAGCACCCTTTAACCTGGACCACACCACAAGACAGCTCGGCGAAGTAGCGCTGCTTGCTAAGCGTCGCGTCCGGATTTCCGGTTGCTTTCCGATAAAGATCCTCCGCTATCGCGAGCCGCTCTACCCCCCGGCGCCCGCTGCCGCAGTAATAGCCGCGAAGCACACATGCTCGCTGGATATCAAAGCGGGCGATGTCAGCCACGATGTCTTCGATCCTCTCAGCCGACGGACTGGTCAGAGAAGGCTTGAATCCTTGTGCTCGGCCCGGCATGTCCCCTTTGTGCTCGATCAGCACCTGCAGCACGTTCTTCGACTGGTGACCCAAGTAGGCGCAGTCTCGGTGCAACGCATACTCCCTACCCCAATGCTCCAGCTCCGCGCGGACGTAAGCCCCAAACGTATCAACCTGCATTGCCCTGCTCCCGTTGCTGTTGGGCGGCCGCTTCCGGCGCGCCTGTAATCCGCACCACCACCTGCCCGCCTTTCCTGCGCTCTTCGTGCACCATCGGGTGGCTGATGAAACGCCGGTCGTCGATGCCCAGGACTTGGGCAATGCCATCCCGGTACGCCTTGAACCGAAGCAGCAGGTTGTCGTCGTCCGGCAGCACCTTCCGCGGCGCCTGGTAGAAGTCGATCCACAGGTTGAGCCTCCCCTCCGGCAGCCACGCATCCCGCCAGCCCGCCTGGAAGGCAAGCAGCACCGCTGTCTCGCGCGCCGTCTTCGTGGCCTTCGAACGATCTCGCCAATGCACCCGCGCATTCGGCGACAGGTCCTTGCTCGGCCAGGGCAGCACCAGCTCCAGCGCGCGCTCAGCCACCCGACACCTCCGGGCGAGCGGCAAGCAAGGCTGCCTTGATCTTCGGCAGCACCTCGTCCAAGTACGCCTCCGACCAGCTGTACCCGCGCGGGTCGATCTCGCTCGAAACCGGATAGGCACAGCCAGCTACCATGCGCAGCAGCTCCGCCGGCACCAGCATGCAGCCCTCCGGTGGTGTACTCGCTCCTTCGATCTCCAGGTTGATCGATCTGGATTCGTTGATGCTGATTCGGCCCTCTGCGAGAAGATCCAGCATCAGTGCTTGGAGCTTTGGGCTGCTCATGCCGCGCGCTCCATCTGCTCCCAGTGCGCCGTCAGGCGCTGCACCCTGCCGCCCCGTGCCAGGAACTGTTCCACCGTCTCGGCCGGAAAGTCAGGTTTCGCGGTGGCCGGTGCCGGAGTGTTCGCCGCCTTGACTCCCACGCGGGCCGCGCGGCTGCGCTGCAGCCGCGATGCGCGCTCACGCTGGGACCGCAGAGCAGCCCGCTCGCGTCGGCGCTCCTGCAGCTGCTCCTCGGTCAGGCGCTGGCGCTTCATGCCCTGCCCGCTCGCCTTGAAGCTGGCGGTCATGCCACGGCCCTGCTTCACCAGGAACCCGCAACGCAGCAGCCACGGCAGCGTGTCGCGGATGCGCTCGCGATCTTGCTGCTGGGCCGGGCCCGCCGCGCCCATGCGTTCGTAGAGCATCTGCGAGGTCAGGTAATCGTCCGGCGAGGCGTTGAACACCTCCCGCAGCTGCTGCGCCAGTTGGCCGTACTTCTTGCTCATGCTGCTTCCCTCAGTTGGTTGACCACCGTCTGCTGCTCGATCAGCTCGTCGTCGGTCCCGTAGGTCTCGTGGAAGGTCCGCGAGCCATCCATCAGGCTCGGGCCGTAGATTTCGCGCATCTCGGCGAACGTCTTGCCCTGCATCGGGTGACGGCGGTGGTGCCACACGCACAGGGCGTATCCGAAGGCGTGCCCGCGGCGCTTGTTTCCGCTCTTGGCGTGGTTGTAGTCGCAGCCGTAGACCGCCTGGCTGCCTGCGAGCAGGCCTTTGGCGACCAGCGAGAGACACGCCATGCAGGGGCCGACCTTGGCTGCCTCGATGCGAGCGCCTTCGGCCTGCGTCGGTGGTGGAGCGCTAGACCACATCAGCGCGCGCCCGCCCGGCGCTTCTCATCGCGGTCGGCGAGGCGCCAGCCGTGCTGCCAGGCCAGCGCCTTCTCTCCCAGCGGCTGCACCTTGCGCGGCTCCAGCTCGTCCTGGGTGTCCACCCACACCATGTGCGGGTTGGTGCTCAGTCCGGCGCCGTCCAACCGGGCCGAATACCCGGCGTTGATCTGGGCGGCGTACTTGCTGCGGGTGCTGAAGGCGATGAAGTCCATCACGCCGCCCTCGCCAGCTTCATCGCAAGCGGCTGGATGAAGGTCATCTCCCACACGCCGTAGTCCAAGGGGCCGATCAGCCCACCACCATCGGGATGCGGGTCCCAGGCGATACGAGTGCCCAAGCCGATCACGACATGGTTGGTCCCGCGCGGACTCTTACCCGCCAGGATGTAGTAGTGATCGGGGAAGAACGTGCGCGTCTGCAGGACGTCCTCCAGCGTGGCCTCGCCATTGAGCTGGACGTCCGTGAAGGTGTAGCCGTGCTGGTTCAGAAAATCCTCCATCGCAGCCTGCCAGTCGTAACCCGGGCGCGTGTAGTGGTTCTGAACGAAATGCGGCACCCGGTGCGGCTCGATGTCCAACAGGCAAGCCACGGCCGTGCGCTGGCAGTCGCCATAGATCTCGTTATGCGGTTCGTGTCGGAACAGCTGGTGACGCTGAATCATGGAATCTCCTCAGGCCCGAGCCAGTTCGTGGTCGCGCGGGACCGTGAACCCTGCAGCGCGCGCATGCCCGCCACCGCCGTAGAGCTTGGCGACTTCGCTCACGTCCACGCCCTGGTCGGTCGAGCGCAGGCTGAAGACCCGGCCGCCGTCCTTGTCGTAGTAGCAGGCCGCGAACGGCTTGCCCTTCGCCATCAGGTGACCGGCGTCGCTGGCCAAGGTGTACGGCAGGCTCGCCACCGGCACCTCGTAGTGCCCAATCACCATCTGGCGCTTGGCCACCTTCACCAGCTCGGCCACGTCCTTGTGATGCTTGCGCTCGATCGCCACGCCCTGGGCGCGCAGCGTCTCCATCGGCGTCTCTATCAGCAGATCCCACACGTCGAACTCGTAGGGGTAGCTGAAGACCGCCGCCTGGATCTCGCGCGTGCCCGGGAGGGCGAAGCGCCACAGATCCCGGTCTTCCACGTGGTCGATCAGCTCAGGACGCGGCGCGCCTTGGTGGAAGAAGTCCCACGCGATGCCCGCCCCGCTGCGGTCCATGTCGAAGAACGCGCAGACGACGGCGTCCCCAACACAGGAGTTTGCCGAGTAGTAATCCCAAGCACCGCGCGGATCAGGCAGGTTGTCGAGGCGAACAACATGCGCGACCTTCAGGCCGACCTGCCCGACTGTTCCCACCTTCACCTCACCCGACGCCAAGTCAGCTTCAGCGGTCTTGTGGTGGTCCAGCACAAGGAGCGAGCGCGCCGCGCGAGCCATCTCGAGAAGCTGTGTTCGGGGGTAGCTGAAGTCCACCAGGATGACCACTCTGTCGGTCACGTCAGGCGGTGGCGCCCCGTGCACACCCGGGTAGAACTCGGCGTCCATAGCCTGGCGCACGGCCCATGCCGCGGTGAAGCCGTCGGCGCAGTTGGCGTGGTAGATAACCAGTGGTTTCATCGGGCTGTTGCTCCTGTCTGTGTGGCGACGCGGCGGCGGCTGGCCGGCGCGCGATGGCATTGCCGGGCCAGCGCTTCCAACCGCAGCGCCTCGCCCAGGTAGTAGTCGTGGCGCTCCTGGCGCTCGGTCTCGGTGAACTGCACGTCGACCAGCGCAGTCTCGGCCGCCACACGGTTGGCCTTGGCCAGCCGCGCCGGGTCGTGTTCGAAGATGTCCAGCTGTGTCCGCAGCGCGCGCATCAGGCGGCCTCCGCTGCACCGGCGCCGGCATCCATCAGCCCAGCCACGCCCATCGCCTCGACCTCCGATTCCGACAGGTGCAGTTCGCGGGCGATCTCCGCCATGTGCTGCTGCACCTGCTCGCGGCTGGCCGGCACCTGCTCCCGGACCTCGTGCTCAATCTCGGCCACCGGTGCCTCCGGCAGCGCGCCGCCGCGCATCACGTGCTCGCGGGCCTGGTCATACGCCTCTCGCAGCAGGCGGTCGGCCATGTCCGAGCTGGCCATCCGGTAGCGATGCCCGTCGAGGTACTGCCACACCAGCCGGGTGAATCCGTCTTGCTTGCCAGCGTCGGCGCGCACCGCGGCGAAGGCCGGCACGCCCAGGCAGCGCAGGCGAAACTCGGGCAGCGTCGGCGGCCACGGGTCGGCGCAGGTGATGCAGGCGTTGATCCCGGCGGCCAGATGCTCGCCGGTCAGGCCGGCCAGCCCCTTCGCCCAGGTCAGCGCAGCGCCCTCGTTGGGGTTGTCGCCGTAGCTGCCCGTCCAGCGGCCGCCATAGATCTCAGCCATCCGAACCCACAGGGTGCGCGTCACCGTCGAGGACAGGGCCGCGCGTGACGTCGGCGCGCTCGCCATCGATGGCATGGCGGAGGACACGCTCGGCAGGAGATTCGCGACGGATTGCATGGGTGCCTCCAGTGGGACGGTTGGTGGTGGTCAGCTCGCGTTCGAGCCAGGCAGCTTCGAAGCCCTGCCAGTTGCGGTTGCAGCACTTGCGGAGGCAGTCATCGACGGTGAAGCCCAGCGCAGCGGCCTGGTGCAGCTCGTGGCCGAAGCTGGCGAGCACGGTCGGTGTCACCGGGGCGCGGCGCTGGCGGCGAAGCTGCAGCCAGTCGGCCAGGACCTGGGGGGACGGCGGGGTTGGCCAGGTCGAGAAATCCAGATCCGCCGTGTGGGCGGTCGGCGCGCTTGCGCGCTTCTTTCTGCTCTTAGGTTCTCTTCCTGGTTCTTTTCCTGGTTCCTGTGCACGTCGTTCACCACCCCCGTGAACGTCATTCACTACCCCGTGCACCTCGTTCACTACCGGGTGGTGAACGTAATTCACCACCAGATACGGATCGTGCTCGGGAACCTTCGGCTCAGCCTGGATGCCAAAGTGGAAGTTCAGCCGGTACTGATTCGGCAGCCGACGGTTGTCTTTTGCACGCGGCAGGACGCTGATATAACCGGCCTCGGCGAGCTTGCTGATCTGGTCGATGACCGAACGGCGGGTCAGGCCGCAATCGTCCGCCAGCGTGTCGTGGCTCGGGCGGCACTGGCCCGTGTCCTTGTTGTGGCGCTCGGCCAGCATGAGCAACACCAGCTTCTGCGTGCTGGTGACGCGCTGCCTGGCCGCCCATGCGAATGCTTCGAAACTCATGGTCAGATCACCAGCGCAAGGTTCTGGCCCGGCGCCACCGGCCACCAGGTGCACGCGCTGCGGCCGCTGACGGCGCACGGCTTCTTCGGGCCACGCCATGCGCGGCCGTCTTCCAGCAGCTCCGGCAGGCGGCGAGCGAGCATGTAACGGTCGTGGCCGGTGGCCTTGGCCAGTTCCATGCTCGTCAGGCCGGGGTATGCCAGCACAGCGCGCGCAGCGCGGTCCTGCTGGGCTGCTTGAGCGCCGCTGGCAACCACATGCAGGGCCGCCTCATGACTGGTGCTGATATCGGTGGCGCGTGCCGGATGGTTCATGCCAGTTGCTCCAGGCCGATTACCTTCAACAGCGACTTTCGGAAGGTCACGAGGCTGATCAACATGTCGTCGGTGCCGTTGATGATCCGGCGTGCGTACGGCCGGTCCTTCTCGTCGATCACGCCATCCGCAACAGCAGGACTGAGCGCAGCTACCAGCTCACCAAAGTCCGTCATCAACTGCCCTACGCCCGCCGTGTCACACGATTCCTCGATCGCATCAAGGCGGATCGGCAGCACACCGCGGCGGCGGCCCAGCTCTCGCTCGCAATTCGAGCGGTACGGCTCAGGAAGGCTGAGGACCCAGGCGTCCTCCAGATTGGCCGGCAGGGCTTTGACCACGCCATCGAGGTAGCGGCCCAAGATTTGGCCGTTGTGCTTCTTGTCGGCATCGCCATCGCCGCCGAGCGTGATGCGGAACGGAACGTCCCGGTCGTCCTCGGCCACCTGCTGCAGGTAGCGGTCAGCCACCTCCATCGCGAAAGAGCGGCGATTGGTGCCGGTGTCGCGCAGCATCTGCTGGGTAAACCCGTAGATGACGTCTTGGCGCTTGGGCAGGAATTGGGTCGCGTGCTTCATGACGGGGTCTCAGATCGGCGCCACACTGGCAGCCATGGACGAAATCAACTCAGGGACCGAGGGCGCCGCCCTCCTTGCGTTACGCTGGATGTGCGAACAACTCAGCCCGCAAGGAGGGCGACATGGCTCGACCGATAGACATGAAACGAATGCACACCGATGTGATCGCGCTGGAGATCGTCGTCGGTGCCTTAGCCAAACGAATGAGCGGCGACAACAACTTCATCCGGCAGGTGCAGGTGGAGTTCGAACGCCTGAAAGCGGACGTCGTCGACGCCGCCGAGGTGGAACGGCCGCAGCACTGCGTGGACGAGCTCATCAACCCTTGATCCCAGAGTCCGGGCTGCGCGACTCCGTGGCCCGGACTTCATCAGGGGCAAGGTAGCTGGTACGCAAAAACTCTCGAAATTCGCGCGAGCGCTTGATACCGGCCTCGCGATACGCGATGTCTGCCTGCGAAGGCGCGTTGATCCAGTCGCGGATCCAGATTCGGGGGTTCCACTTGTCGGGCAGTGCGCGCATCTCAGGCAGCCTCCACGTTGATGATTCGGTCAGCGTCCGGGTCGCTCGGTTCGGCCTCGGCGGCCGGCTGCTCTTCCTGGACGCCCAACAGCCTCAGCACCTGCGGCAGCGCCGGGACGCCCTGCTCTTCCGGCCACGCTTCGACCTGCTCCAACGGCAGCCTCAGCAGCTTCGCCAGCGGCGCGTCGGTCTTGAAACCGAACTTGGCGCGCAGCGCGCGCTTGCTAATCCGTGCGTCGACGAGCGTCCCAACCGCTTCGCGCAGCGTCTGCACCACCTCTTCCGGCTCGGGCCAGATGTCCGGCCTCAGCTCATGCAGAGATACAGCGCCGCCGCTCTCGACATGCAGCAGGCGGACCAGCCCGCCGTCGAACCGCTGTCCTTTGCTGAGCGCCTTGCGCAAGTAGCCAATGGAAGTGCGAGCGCGCGCCGCGTACTGCGCCTGCTGCGGCGGGCTCAACGTGGAAAGGTAGGTGCGTAGGGTCTCCATGACCCAAACAATACCCGCAGGTAAGTCATCAATCAATACCTGCAGGCAATTTACTTGCAGGTAATGGAATCGTGGAATACACGGATGGATAAATACGAACAGCGCTGGGCCCAACTAAAGGCATTGGCTGACGACCTGGGCCGCGGCGGTGTTGCGGCAATTTCCGCAAAAATCGGCAAAGACGCCAGCTACGTCTCACGCATGCTCTACGAACCTGGCAAGGCCGGGCGCAAGCGCATTGGCGAGGACACCTTGGCAACGCTTGCGCATGCGTTCCCGGATCACTTCGGCGATGGACGCTCCGTCTCACCCGTCTTAGCGACTGAGACCCCACCAGGTTACGTTCGCTTCCATCTGCTTGAAGGAGCAGCCGGAATGGGGGTGGGAGTGGTGAATCAGGATTTCCCTGAAGTGATGCAAGTGATGGAGGTTGCTGAGTGGGAGGTCCGACGCAAGCTGGGCTTCCTGCCCCGCCCAGGGCAGATTCAGATCATCACGGGGCGCGGCCCTTCGATGAGGCCAAAGATCGAGGACGGCGACATTGTGTGGATCGACACGGCAGTCGACTACTTCGATGGCGACGACTACTACCTGATCAGCTATGACGGCGAGACCCAGATCAAGATGCTGCAGAAGCGGGTCGATGGCATGTACGTCGTCAGCGCCAATCCGGACTTCAAAGAATGGCGGTGCGAGCCGGACGAGCTCTCCATCCAGGGGCGCGCACTCGTACACGCTGGTTTCAGGCGTTTTTGACAGGGGAAGTTGATGAGCATCGTCGTTCGATTAGGGATGCTGGCTGTGGCGGGTTTGCTGCCCATGGTGGCGGCCGCCGCCGACCTCACTGATGAACAGCGCACGTTGGTGCAGGTGTTCGATGCACCCGGCCACGACAAGGCTGCGATCTACACGGCAGGGCGACAGTGGATTGCCGAGAACTTCAAGTCGGCCAAGGCGGTGATCGAGTACGAGAGCAAGGATGACGGGACCATCATCGGCAATGGCAACATCAACTATCCCTGCGCGAGCGCGTGGGAGTGCCTTGGAAAGCCCGATTGGACGGTTCCCTTCACCATGCGGCTTGAGGCGAAGGACGAGCGTTTCAGGCTGACCTTCAGCAACATTCGGCTGCACTGGCCGGCAAAGATCAACGCAGGCATGCGGCAACCAGAGTTCGACGGCCCGGTTCGGAGCGCGAAGGACATGGACAAGATCCGCCCGAAGCTGTTGATGTTCGGGGATCAGATCAATGCGTCGCTCGTGAACCAGAAGGCCGGCGACAACTGGTGACCTGACAGGGCAGCCAAGCCCTCTTCCATCGCGCCCCTACTGGGGGCGCTCTTCTTGGATGATGCGCGCCTGAGCGGCAGCGCGTTGCTCGGCCAGTATCTCTGCGCTGAGCTGGTTGTTTGTTCTTACCTCGCGGATCAGATCGTTGAGCAGTGGCTTGATGCCGAAGACGGCGAACGGAACAAAGATCCAGAGGATGGCCAGTACCGCTCCCAGCCCAAAGATCAAAAGCATCGCCAATCCGTACCCCATTTCGAACCCACTCATGTGACCACCTCCATGTGTTGTTTCGAGGAACGCTAGCAGCAAGCACCGTCGCGGTAAATCCAACGGCAGAGCAGGCCGCAGGATATGGCTCGTCGCGGCCATGGCCTTCCATTACCCGCGCCCGAGAATTGCTTTACCCTCGGGTATTGACATGATGCATACCCACGGGTAATTTTACTCCGTCGCCCCAGTAACAGCCCATCCGGGGCCGGGGCACGGAGACTCCGCATGCCCATTCTCAGCCTGGAACACGCAGCGTTCGCTTTCGCCGCGATTGGCGTGGCGCTCAACGCTCTCGTGCTAGTCAGGGTCTACAAGCTGCATACCCGCATCCGGGTCATCCCGCTCAAGCCGGGCGAGGCCTTGCAGGCATCAGCTCTTCTTCCGCTTGATCTTGGCGAAAACCCGGGTCTCGCAGGCAGTGGAAGCGCTGCACCAAGTGTAGTGACCGCTGTCGATCCTTCCGACGATGTCAGTGTGGGCGGCAATGCTGAGCACCGTCCTGGGCTCAAGCCGGTGCGGAAGCTCGGCGCGCTGCAGCAGGTCTGTAACCACTGCGGCTCGTGTCTTGGAACGACGGCCGGAATGGAAAGCCACCTCGGTGACGGTTACCGGGAGATAGCCAGTGTTGATGACCTCAACTGCGCCAGTCCACACGTCGTAGCTGGGCACGTAGATCATCACGAATCGCACCTTCAGCCGCACGGTGTCCTTTCGGATGAGCCATACGGCGTTGAACACGCCGAGCGTAGCGCCCAGCACCGCAATCCCTAGCGTCAGCCAATTCGTCCATTCCATGGCCGAAGCATAGCTGCGGCCGCCCCAAACGCGAACACCCCTCGGAGAACCCTCATGGCCTTCGCTGCCTTCACCGCTTCCGGTCCCGTCACGGTCAAAGCCGTGCACGCCACCGATACCGTCGCCATCTCCTTCGGCACGGTCGAGATCAACCTCTCCCCCGCCGAATGGTCCGAACTCGCCATGAAGGGCTCCAGCGCCGCGCTCGAACTGCGCGCCAACCACATCCGCACCGGCATGCGCATCGGCCCCCTGCAGCTCGGCAACGCCGACCTGGTCGAGGTACAGGCATGAGCACCTCCAAGCACACCCCGGCGCCGTGGGAAGTCAGCCATGGCGGGCACGGCAGCAAATCCGGCTTCGTGATCGACGAGTACTTCGTCTTGAATCGTGCCGTTGCCGACGACGTGGCAATCGCCGCAGACATCGTTGATCCGGCAACCGGCATGCCCAGCGAGGCCAACGCCCGCCTGATCGCCGCCGCGCCTGAGCTTCTTGCGGCTCTCAAAATGGCTGAGTCGGTGTATCGCCACAACGTCGTCAAACAGGGCGAACCCAGCAGTGCCCTCGATGCAATGCAACGCGCGATCGCCAAGGCCACCGGCGGTGCCGCATGAGCGCCGTAATCCTCCAGTTCCCCACCAAAACCGCCCAGCGCGCCAACGGCGCCGGCCTGGCCGTGGCGATCGCTGCCCGCCGCATGGGCTATCGCCCGCACCACATCGCCCGTGCCGCTGCCCTCGCCCGCCGCGAGGTGCTGGACGGCCACAAGAGCGCGGCCCCCGCCGTCGCTGACATGACCCGCGACCTGGCGCATGCCGCCCGCAACCACACGCTGGGGGCCGCATGAGCGGGATCGACTTCGCGTTCGGCTTGATCGCCGGCTTTGCCGCCGGCGCCCTCGTCGCCACCGCATGGCTGCAGCGCCGCCAGGAAGAGCACTTCGCCAAGCTCATGGAGCAGATCCGATGCGCTGGCTGAGCCGTCACTGGCGCGCCGCCCTGCTGGCGCTGGCCACCGCGCTGCTCGGGCTCGTCTCTTTCGGGATGGCATGGGTGCGGATCTACGACACGGGCGTCTACCTGCTGATGGGCGCCCTGCTGTGCGCCAGCTTCGTGCCCGACGCGTGGAGGCGCGGCCGCGATGGCTGACCCGACCGTGGCCTCCACCGTGGCCTCCACCGTGCGCGCCATGCGCCGCGCCGGCGCCGCCGGCGAGCCAGTGCCCGCCGAGGTTGCCGCTGCCTGGGCAAAGGTCCTCATGGAGCAGCTGTATGGCACGCAGAAGCCGGTCCGCTACGAATGCCGGCTGCGCGGCAGCAGAGAGCCTTGGGAAGAGGCCAAGCTCGAGGACGTGGCCAACCCGCGCCGCCGGAATCTGACCATCCGCGCGCTCTACCTCCACCCGCCGGTTGGAAGGCAGGAGCACCGGTGGCCGCCCGGAAGCAACGGTGATGGCCGATGCCTGGACTGCGACGAGGTCGAGTGGCTCGCAGGGCCGGATTGCCAACCGCGCGCCCCGCTCCGCGACCACCGCTCCGCCATGCCCTTCCGCATCACCTGGGTGATCGAACCGCTCGAGCAGCTCCACTACCTCGCCAAGCACCTCAACCCTCTCGCCCGCGACAAATGGCGAAAGGAAGCCACCTACCTCATCGACCGCATCAGAGACCACGAGAAGGGAAGCAAGCCATGACGACCGACATGCATACCTCGACCTTGCTAACAGGCGGCGCGGTCTCGCTCAGCCAGGAGCAACCTCATGGACATGGGTGGGCAGGCTGCGGACGTACTCATCACCGAGCTGCTCTGCCAGAGCCTCTGCTGCGCTCAGCATCGAATGGGCGACAGACGCCTCGATCGTCCGAAGATGACGCCCATCTCTCGCAAAGATGTGAACGACACCTTGGAGATGGATCCCCCGATCGATTGCAGACACCACCAGCTTGTAACCGAGCACATCCCTTCCGTACGCCACGACCGCTCCTTGTGTTCGCTACATCAGGATCTTATCGGGAGATTGGCGATGTAGCGTTCGGCGGCAGCAACACCGAGCTGCAAGGCATCGCCCTTGCCCATAATGCTGCTCGGGCGCTTGGTGGGCACCTGCTCGCCACGCACGGTGACGCTGTAGTCGAAGGCCCCCGCCCCAACCTCCGTGACGAGCACGACGAAGGCGTGCCCGGAGAGAGTTCCGCGGAGAGTCCGGCGCGAGGGGGTCGGTGTCATCGAGACGATTTGCTGAATTGGCGGCCGCACTTTACGCCGTCGCCCCGGTCCTTGGAAGAGCAGCTGCCCAACCGTCCCACCACCCTGGCCACCGTCAAGCCGCCGCGTAACCGGCGCACCAGGCTGCGGGAGGACGTGTAATGCGCGAGCGATCCATCCTGTTCAACGGCGCCATGGTGCGCGCCATCCTGGCCGGCCAGAAGACGCAGACCCGCCGAGTGGTGAAGGGCCACGCGCTGGACTGGCTGGGCAAGGCTCAGTTCACGCCCGAGTACGTTGCCAACCCGGGCAATGACCTGTGCCCCTTCGGTCAGCCCGGCGACCGGCTGTGGGTAAGGGAGACGACGGTCAACGTCGAGAAACACGGCTACCTTGGCCCGGTCTATCTGGAGTCGGAGGAAGGCCGAGATTGCCTGAACTTCGGGCTGGCACCTGCACCAGACGATATGACCGAGGTCGAGCCGCACGAAGTCACCTTGCGGCCTTCCATTCACATGCCTCGGTCCATGTGCCGCCTGGTGCTAGAGATCACCGCCGTCCGCGTGGAGCGGCTGCAGGCGATCACCGAGGCGGACGCCGTGGCAGAAGGCCTCTCCCAGACCGAGAGCGGCAGCTGGCTGCCGGGACCGTGCGACCACCCCGAGTGGGCCTTCCACCAGCTGTGGTCGCAGGTCTACGGCGAGCCCGCGTGGGAAGCAAATCCCTGGGTGTGGGTCATCGAGTTCAAGCGCGTGGAGGTGGCCGGTGGCTGATCCCATCACCCAAGCCAAGCACACAGCGCGTGTGCTGATCGGAGAGGCGCGCGCCCGGCGCCTGGTGGGCCTCGGCTTCTGGTGCATGTTCCGCATGGCCCAGTCACCTCGCCGCCGTGTCGCCACTCTTCCCCGCCCGGCGCCGCCGGTCCTTCCCGTCCAACTGGAGCTGTTCGAATGATCACCGCCGGCTTCCAACTCGCCCGGTACAGGCTGCTGTGCTTCATGCGAGAGCACCTGCTGATCGCACGCCGCGTGCGCCTGCATGGCCCGGGCAGCGGCGGCCTGCTGGATCCGCCGTTCTGGCATTCGATGGACCTGGCCGCGGCCAACCGCCGCAGGCTGCTGAATTTGATTGCAATCGAGCGTTCGCTGCGCGCCGCGGCGCCGTCTCTCCCCGCACAACTGGAGCTGTTCGCTTGAACATGACCCCATCACTTGGGCTGGGAGCCTTGGCGTTCTCGACCACCATGGAAGTCCCGCACATCGCCAACCGCGACAGGCCGCTGGCCCAGCACGACTATGCGGACTACGGCTGCGTCCGCTCGGTCATGGAATTCATGAAGTGGGCGCACGAACAGGACCGCTTCCCGACGGTCCCGGCTGTGCAGAACCGATTCAATGTCAGCAAGGCGACGGCTTACCGGTGGACCAACGCCCTCGCTGAGACGTACGGCATCGATCCGCCGGTTCGATCCGGCCCAGGCATCTTCGAATGACTGCTGCCAATCAGGAGACCTCCCCATGACCCAGCGACACATCAGCCACCCCGAGGGCCTGCCCAATTGCGCCGCTGGCCACAGCGCGCGCCACATCCACGATCTTCGCGGCCTCGCCGCCGGCGGCGGCCACCTAGTCGAATGCCGCTGCCGGGCTACCGGCAAGCACGCCGAGCCGGACGCCGCACTGGCCGAATGGCGGCGGCTCAACCGGGCTCCCCGTACCGCTAGGAAGGTGCTGCCCGCGATCGTTGCGCCAGCGGACAACGTTATCCAGATGCGCCTGCCAATGCCGGGCGAAGGACGGGTGGCCAGTGGTTGAAATGTTTCTATCCCGCGACGAGATCGCCAGCCTGTGCCGCACTCCCCAGCGCGCGCGCCAAGCTGCATTTCTGCGAAAGAATGGAATCAAGCACTACCTGGACGCCTACGACTGGCCGGTCGTGCTGCGCTCCAGCGTTGAAGGATCGGCTGCAGCTGCCAAGCAGCCACTGACATGGACCCCTAGCAAGGTAGCGTAATGGGAAGGAAGCCGAAGAAGCCGGGGGCAATCCCCCGGTTCCGCGTACGCCGGCAAAAGTCCGGTGTCGTGCACTACTACTACGACTGCGGCATCGACGCTGAGGGCAAGCGCAAGGAGACACCGCTCGGGCGCGACTATGGAGTGGCCATCAAGAAGTGGGCGGAGCTCGAACACGCCAACACCATCCCTGCAGCTGCGGCGGTTACGTTCCGACAGGTCGCTCAGCGCTACCAGGCGGAGGTCGTGCCGACAAAGGCGATCAGCACCCAGCGGCTCAACAACCGCTGCATCACCGCGCTTTTGAGCTTCTTCGACGTGCCGCCGGCGCCGTTCGAAGCCATACGCCCGATCAACATCAGGCAGTACCTGGACTGGCGTCCGTCCAAGGTGATTGCCAATCGGGAGGTCTCACTGTTCTCGCATATCTGGAACTGGGCGCGTGGCAAGGGCGTAACCGACCTGCCCAACCCTTGTGAGGGCATCCGCCGCAATAAGGAGACCGGGCGAGGGGTCTATGTTGAGGACGAGGTGTTCCAGGCGGTGTACCACCACGCCGACGCAGCACTGCGCGACGCCATGGACCTTGCCTACCTGACCGGGCAGCGTGTCGGCGATGTCTGGGCCATGGACGTTCGGCACATCACAGCGCGCGGCCTGGTCATTCAGCAGGCGAAGACCGATAACAAGGTGACGATGGAGGTCACGGGCGAGCTGGCGGTGCTTCTGGAGCGCATCGCCACGCGCAAGCAAGCAAATCTGCCGAATGGACGGGGCAAGCCATACAGCACGCGGCTAATCGTGGACGACAGCGGCCTCGCGCTGGGCCGCGCCGCGTTGCGCTACCGGTTCGACAAAGCCCGCCGGGACGCCGGCATCAAAGGCACGGACTTCCAGTTCCGCGATCTACGCGCGAAGGCTGGCACCGACAAGGCTAATTCCGCCCAGGACATTCGCCAAGCGCAAGCACAACTTGGGCACTCATCCGTTACAACCACGGAGCTCTACGTACGAAAGAAGCATGGCACGAAAGCCACACCGACTAGGTGAGGAATCTCTTACGCCCCCTTACCGCCACTGTTAACCAACCGGGCTGATTTCAGGCTTTTGGATTTCGAGACGCGTCATTACAGAATTAACATTTCCCTTCCAAACCCGGTCTTCCTTATCCCAAGTGAAGGATCCGATTTGTCTTTCACGATCGTCAAAGATGAAAAGCCGCCCGACATCTGAAATATCCCACTTGACCCATCCGCCCACATCGAGGCCGTCCTTGTCTCCAAACATGCCATTGAGTTCAAACTTGACCGACGCAACCTCATTTCCGTTTGCAACAACCTTTACTAGCTTCGTGGTCAAGACGGACGTGAGTCGAGGCTTCAACTCTTGCTTGTTGGCCAATGAAGTGGAGAGCGCCCTCTCGTAGGCGAGCGCCCACCGCAGCTCCGCAATCGCGCGCATAAGGGTGCTCGAGGCGCCGCGCGACTCAGTCACTGCGTTCTCATGGTCCCTCATTAACTGATTGACTAGGGAGGTGTGCTGTCTATCTTTCTCAACCAACTGCTCCGCGTGATCCAAAGCCATCCTCTGCCCTGCACGCAAATCGGATTCTGCAGTCATCCGTAGCTCCTCAGCGCGAGCCATGACACTCTCGGCTTCCGACCTAGCCCTTGCCACTTCTTCATCAGCCCGCTTTTTGCCATCAGCCACCTTGTCTTCCGCTTCGACCAGGATGGAATTTGCTTGCTCTTGGCTTAGCAAACGCTCCTCAGCGACTTGCCGAGCAATCTTGTTCAGCTGGCGCTGATGCTCAAGCGCGCGCGTGAACACCCGCTCAGTAGGTTTGGGAAGCGCATATATGTAGAGCAAAGCGAGCGCAAGGGGAAGGAAAAAGCACTTTAGTGCGAGAGAGTTCGCATCGGGATACAGGCGCCCGTCGATGAAAGCGAACTTCGTTTGATAGGACGCGTCAGAAATGACGACTATGACTGCGCGATAGTTGACTGCAAGCCAACTTAGAGCAAAGGCACCGATTAGCGGATTGGCTATCCGGCTGCTCCATGCACCCCTTAGATCCTTAAGGATGTCGCCAAATGCATTACCACTGTCACTCAT